CCCATCAATACCAAACAGGTAACCCTTCTCTGCCTTCCTGAACACTTCTTCTCTTAACTTTTTAAATGCTGGTACCTTTGAGAAGAATCTATTCTTTAGTTTCCTACCTTCCCCTTTATCCTTACCCACAATCTGACCCAACTTTGCTTCTCCAGCCCCATACAGAAGACCGTAAATAAAAGTTTTAGCTTGGTCTCTACTAGGTAGGTCAGCAGCTTTCCGGTTAGCTTCGTGTATATCACCACTAACCACAGTCTTAGCGTAACGACCACCATCAAAGGAAGCAAGATAGTGAGACACAACCCTAATTTCAAGAGAGCTGATGTCGCATCCAAGTAAACTGAAGCCTTGTGGTGCATAGAATAATTTTCTACACTCTGTTCCGTATGGTGTCTTAACACTAGGTACTTGACCGATGTTAGGGTGGGAATGAGAGCATCTACTAGAGATTGAACCCATTGTATTAACTGATCCGTGAATCTTACCATTCTTTTCATGATGTAGCCACGCATGTTTCCCCTCTGATAATTGAGCTATTAGTTTATTCACACCAAATGCCTCAGCCATTAACTTTGCTTCTGGATAAGGTAGTTTAGATAGTATCTGCTCGTCCACCTTTGGCTCATTGGTTGGAGTAAAGTCTTTAGGTTTCCAACCTCTTAACTCTGTTAATCTCTTAGCTATATGTTTACGTGAGTTAGGATTGAAGTCAACAATCTTTATCTTATTATACTTACCATCCTTCCTTGAACCTTCATCGACTATCCAAGAACCAAAGACTCTCTTTAATTCTCCTTGAAGTTTATCTCTCTTCTCTACTAGTTGTGAGTACAGTCTAGAGGCTTGTTCAACATCAAAAGGAAATCCATTTTCAGTTTGCTTTAAACATATTGTGTGGATGTCGTGTTCTAGTTGTATTGATTCTTCTGGAAACTTTGCTTCAAGTAATTTACAGTATAACTTATAGTTAAGTTGTACATCATTCTCACAGTACTCAACCATCTCAGGACTGAACTCTGTGAACTCTGTGAACTCCCCCTTTCCAAAGTTTAATCTCTGACCCCACGACTTAAGTGAGTGTCTACCGTACTGGTCTTTATCAATAGCTTGATTATTAAAGTCTCTCTTAGCTCTATCAGGATAGATTAGCCTAGACCACACTAATGTGTCTCGTATAAGCTGTGTGGACTTAGGTTCCCATTTGAAAAACGATTTTAAGGCTAAAAGGTCAAAACCTAAAATGTTGTGTCCTATAATCGTGTCAAAATTTTTTAGTAAAAATAGTCCGTCTACTATTTCCTCTCCTGTGAAGGAGGTCATCACATCTTTTTCTATATCATACAAAACCATGCAATGTACTTTAGTAAACTCCTCTAAGAGTCCGTCAGTTTCTATATCAAATATACATGTTCTCATCTTCACCCCTACTTAAATCTTCTACCATTGCTATTATTGAGTCTAGACACAGTTCACAAAATGTAACTGGAATAGAACCGAGCATACCTTGTACTCCTTCACCTATTAATTCAGAGTCCTGTCCACAAATAGAACAAGTATCTGTATGTAATGAATCAAAGACTTTCATCAGAACACCGAACTATCACCAGACCAACTCTCGGTATCGTCCTCTTCATCAAAAGGGATCTCATCTAATGGAACTTCAGTTAGTCTCCCAGTTTTATGATCGTAGTCTAATTCACAAGCTACTCCTGTCTCTCCTGTCCATCTATTTTTTAGTACTCTAACTGTAGTACGGTCAGGGTTGTCACCTTGTTGGTCTCTCTCACAGCCTATAACAATATCAGATAACTGTCCTATTGCGGCAGAGCCTCTCAACTGTGCCATACTAGTTTGGGCACCATCTTCATGTCCTTTGTTACCTTGTGGTCTCTTAAGATGAGATACAAGTATGAGTCCACAGTTCACCTCTTCTACTAAACCTCTGAGTTTAGTCATTAAGTTATCAATGGTTCTCCTCTCATCACCTTCTTCGATACCTGAGACAACAATAGACAGGTGGTCTAATATTATAAAGCTACACCCACATGCAGTCACCATGTACCTAATCTTGGATAGAAGGTTGTCACTCTCAAGTGAACCCCAATGGTCGTACATGAATATGTTACCAGTATTCAGAGTGTTATCAAATGCTTCTTTAAACTCCTCATCTGTAACTTCTACAGTACCTAGATGTAAAGGTTTGTTAAGATGTAGACCCATGAACCCAAGTCCAGTACGTTTATTAGATTCTTCTAGTGCTATATAACCTATCTTCTCTTCTTGATTAAGTATGTGGTTTGCTACTTCTCTACATACCTGAGACTTTCCTATTCCTGCTCCTGCGGTTATAGTTACTATCTCACCCCGCCTCATACCTAGTGTCTTCTTGTTTATCCCTTCATACGGATACTGACAGGATGCCATTGAGTCTTCTGCACTAACTATATCCCACAAATCTTTACCATTAACAATACCGTCTGGTCTGTAGGTTTTAGCTTGCCATATACAATCTACTAACTCTCTAACTCTACCTTTAACTAACATTTCGTTAGCATCCTTCAAAGGTAGTTTAGCTATCTTAGCTTTACCCGGAGGTAAAACTTGAGCACATTCACGAGAAGCTTTAATACCCGGATCATCACTATCAAAACAAAAGATAACCTCTTCATACCCATTAAGTAATTCTATGCTCTTACGGATAGCTTTTGAGGCTCCTGCTGACCCATTTGGAATAGAGTAGACAGGCCACTTATTACCTTGAGATTGTGAAACGGATAATGCATCTATCTCACCTTCACAAATGATAGCCTTCTTTCCTTTACCTGACCATAGGTGCTGACCATATAGACCAGCTTCCTTTATATCTCCTCTGGTGTGGAAGTCTTTATTACGAAACCTAATCTTCTGTGCTACTCTTTGTCCACTTGAATCTTTGTAGTTTGCTACCTGTACTGGTTGTCCTGCAACCTCACCTATACGGTAATCCCACTTCCTACACGTTTCCAAAGAAATACCTCGTGCACTTAGATTTGTTACCTCACCTTCAACAAAATCCATATTCTTTCCTCCCCTTTGTAATGGTACTTTCTGTTCTCCACCTTCAGCTTTTTCTCTGTAGTTACATCCAAAACAGAAGGCGTGTCCGTCATCATAACGTGCTAGATTATCACGAGATCCGCACTCTGGACACGGCTCATGCTGTATGAACTCACTATCCTCATGTGTGTGATCCATCAGTGCTCCAACTTTTCTCACCGTCTTTACTATCTATAGTAATAGAACCTACGTATGTAAAACCTACAGCATTTAAAAATGTGTGGAAGTTCTCTAAAACATCTTGTATAGAGTAACTCTCAAAAGAAATCGTAGTTTCTTTAGTTGTTATTTTTCTCCATTCATCACTTGATTTATAAGTAAATCCGTAATGTTCTTTAATTTCATCTTTATCTGGAATATCCAAAACTTCTTTTAGATCTTCTTTAGTTACCATTAGTTCCCCTTTAGTTTTCAACCCAAACACCTGATCCACCAACCTTACGCATCAGTTGGAGACCAGTGTTGTCTTCGTTTACCAACCACCATTCACCTACATCAAATGCTGGACAGTTTGTACCACCTAAATCACTGTGTCCTACTACCTTTGCGTCAGGATGCATGTGCTTTAGAGTTTTAATTAGAATAAATAAAGACTCTAGTTGTTTAATAGAGTAGTTAGAACTAACTTCACCTTTGTTATCTAATCCACCAGCTAAACATATACTAACAGAATCTAAATCATGCTCTTTGGTATGTGCTCCTACTTCATTCGGATTACGTCCCACTTCAATTTTACCATCACGTTTCACAAAAAAATGGTAACCAATTTTAAGTAACCCCCTTTTACGATGCCACTCATCCACAGTTCTAATACTTATGTTTGCAGTAGATTTCGTATTAGTGGAGTGAACTACTATGTAATTAGTTTCTTTTCTTCGTGTCATTTTTTAATGTCCATTCGTGCGGTATTATCTCCTCTGAGTATAGGAAGTTGTATTTCTTACACCAGTTAGCACATGTTAACTTAGAACCTTGAACACGGCTATTAATGTTAGAAAATACAAACCTCACATCTAACTCAGGATGTTGTTTTTGTAGTGCTCTGTGTTTCCTTTGGTCTTTATATCTGAAGAATCCTTTTGCTTCAATTATAACACCATTGTCTAACACAAAGTCTGGCTTGTACTTATAGTCAATGATGTAAGCAACAGACATTGGCTCATACTCAAATTTACATTTTCGTTTTGTTAAGTTGTCCGCTATCCGTTGCTCAAGACCAGATCTAAAAGTCACCAGATTTTTCCTCTTCTTCAAAGGCTTGGCCTTCCTCAGTCTCGTTGTTACCTTCTTCAACGATGACTTCGTACTCTTCCTCTACATCGAATACATCGTCTGCGTTACCACTCGCAACATATTCAACAAGCTTAAGAACTTGAACCATACGTAGTCTGAGTTGGATACCAAGTGAGGTACCATGCTCATACGGTGCAATCTCATAAGCTACCCTACCTATACTCCCATTACCTACTTTAATAGTAGCTGGAAGAGGTTCGTTTTTCGGGCCGACAACCACAGGTCTTTGAGTGAATGTCTGTCCAGTACGACCGTTTGTACCTGACGCTTTCAGTTTGAAGTGGAACTCAGTTCCTTCCTCCATACCGTCATCATCAAGTGACACCTTGTATGGCATATACTCCTGCCATTTCTTTGCTGACTTTTGTTGACACTTCTTCTTCCATTCAGAGTGTGCGGTATCAACAATATTCTGCATATCTTCAGCTTCAGTACCACTCAGTAATACCTTAATATGAAACTGACCTTCTGCTTTATAAGTCGTGTCAGCCACCATAATATGAGGCCAACGAAACTCCCCCTTTGGAGTGACTGGATATTTTCCTGCCATGTTTTCCTTTCGTGTGTGTTTATGTTTGTGTTGAACCTAGAATGTCCACATTTAAGAGAAGAAGTATTCAGAGTCTAGAACTCCCATTATATCAAGGTCACCACGATCAGGTGGTTCCTCAAGTTCTGGAATCACATCAATCACTTCATCATAAAAATCAGTGAGTACATCAGTTTTTGAATACATATCTACGAATGACTCTCTTATTGCATCTGCCATTCTTGGAACAAAGTGTGCGTGTACTCCATATGAGTCATGCACCACAGAAAAATCTTTGATACCTTGCTTTATACACCTGTTAATAGTTAGTGTGAGTGCTGTTGCATCCATACTATGTACAAAGTTAGGTGACA